AGTGAATCAGCTTTGACATTGCTGTCCAGCATGAGCTTGGCCATGACTGGGTCCAACCCTTCGTCGATCATTTTGGTGATGATCTGACGCTGATGGTGTATTTCTTGCTGCAGGCTGCTGCGGCGGTCTAGAACATCGCGCAATGCCTGGTTATGGCGATTTTTTTCTGCCTGCTCTTCCAATGCTATGGTCTGTAATGCCGCTAGGTTGCGTCTATAGCGTGCAAGATATTTTTCTGACGCCAGCAGTCGTTGATCTTCGGTCATAGCTGTTGATCCTGTTTGTATGCTGCCCAAGCTGTGAAATGCCTGCGATCCATGAGATCATGCAGACTGTGTACCCAGACACCTGGATTGCTGGCACAGAATCCCATGTCATCAATTTTCACACAGGTGTTGTAGTTGCCAAGACTGGCATAGGGAATCTTGACAGATATCTGTGGAATAAACTGCGCATGGCTCATGGCACTCATCTCCACTACACCTGCCCAGTGCTGGACATCAAAGTCCAGCGTGACCCAATAGCCTCGATCCAGCAGTGACATGCACAGCTGATCCCAGGCCTGCCATGCAAGGTAATCGTCATAGCCCTTGACTGCAAAGCTCTGATTGGCTCCCAGATACACATGCTTGCAGACCCTGCTCTGTGCCATGGCATCCACAGCATCTGCAGCCTGCAGCCCCACCACAAACAGTGTGTGCGCACCCTTCATGGGGGTGTGCTCTACCTCATGCCCAGTGAAGAATGTCACGTCTGTCTTCACACCATCCGCATAGTCTCTTTGCATCACATGTCCTCTAACATATATGCTGCAATTATGTACGGCAACAGCTATCCTGTCTACCTGGATAAATATTGTGTTGGTCGCGATGTGGGGACATCCACCAACTCTATGGCTTAAAGGAGCACACAGCATGTCTACTTATGGACGATCTAAGATTAATTATCGTAAAATTTATGAACAACATTATGGTCCAATTCCACGAGATGAGGATGGACGATCATATGATATCCATCATATAGATGGCGACCATAACAATAATCATCCAAGTAATCTTAAAGCTGTGTCGCTAAGAGAGCACTATGAAATACATTATGCTCAGGGAGATTATGGTGCATGCTACTTTATGAAGATACGCAGCGATGTTACACCAGAAATAATCTCTAGGTTAGCCAGCCTGGCTAATGTGATTAGAATACAGAATGGCTCTCACAATTTTTTGGGAGATAAAAATCCAAATGGTAAACGGGTAAAAGATGGTACTCATAATTTTTTAGGAGATAAAAATCCTATTCATGGCAGGATTGTATCTGGTGTAGCACAGCAAATGTCTTCAGAATCAATGAGAAGATTAGTTGCAATTGGCAAACACAATTGGTTAAAACAAAATGGCGGATCTGATGTAGCAAGGGATAGAGCCAAAAAACGTATAGAAGATGGCACTCATCACTTCCTCGATAAAGAAAAAGCCAGTCAACGTTTAAAGGCACGGGTGAGGAATGGAACTCATCCCAACAAAATAAAAGACACCTGTCCGCACTGCGGCAAGACAGGAGGACACGCAAATATGAAAAGATTTCATTTTGATAACTGTAAATTAGTAGATCCTACGGCTAATCAGTCTACGTGTATCCATTGTAACAAGACAGGCAGCAGTAGTCTTATGAAGCGTTATCATTTTGATAATTGCAGATATAGATGCGATTAAAAATTTCCCAGGTCGAGAGAGACAGCATTGTCTGCATCCATCCCAGTGATCTGCTGCAGTAGTTTCTCATGTTGTATGATCAAGTCCATGGGGCGCTCGCTGGTGAATATGTCTTCTACTAGATCCTTGAACTCTAACAGATCTGGTGTGAGATATTCTTTAGCTTCGCTGATTGGAAGATCCTGTGCCCTGTTGGCTGCTTGTATGGCATTGACATGCAGTTCTGTGTTGTGATTCATGGCTAGCAGATAGCTGAATCCATCCATGCTGCTGGGCCACTTCTCTTGGTACTTGCTGTGAGCATCTGCGAATTGGTTGATACCTAGATCAAACACACCGCCATTCTCGTGGCTGTGTATGATGTATTCCTTGTAGGCCTTGGTCCATTTGAACGGATCATTGGCCCTACCTTCTGGAGTTGAAGCCCAATATCCGCTGTCAATTTCTTTTTTAGTAAACGCTACCTTCTTGCTTTCGAGATCTTCGTAGCCTCTGATACAGATGTCTCCAACTGATACCTGGTCACCAATCCTGCTGCGCACTGGTATCGTCTTCTTGGGCAAGTTCGCAGCCAACCAATCGTTGAGCAGTTGCGGATCGTTCTTGAGCTCTTTACGGTCTGGTATAGGCCCACCTTTGAATCCAACATTATCTGCACTAAGCTCGTGTCCATAATAGATTTGACCTTTTGCCGTCATAACAAACGGACTTGAAGCATCAAAACTAACAGTGAGCTGAGGATCAACATGCTTGCGCAGTGTGCGCTGCAGCGTGGTTAATGCACATCCAGCTTTGATCTTGCCATTGCCCAAATAGTGCAGCCATTCGCGTCCTGAGAGATAGTTCTCGTCGCGCATGATGATCAAACGTCGCAGGTTGATGGTGAAGTTTGATGCCTGCACATTGGAAAAAGCCCAGGTCTCAAATGGCAGGTCTTTCACAGCAGTCCACCAAATGTCACCTTCCTCCATGTTGCGTCCCTGTAGGACATTGAGGAATTTGGTGGCACCTTCCCGGCGATTCTTGATGAAGAAGCGGTGATTGTCCAAGCTGCCAGTCAAGCAATCATTGAAACTCTTGAGACTGGGATGCAGGCTGGCTCCTGTGACTGGATCCAGACCGTATTTGACCAAGGCATAGGTGGGCCAGTCCAAAACCATGCTGTAGTCTGCTGTGGCTTCCAACCAGCGCAGCAGCTTGAGCCTCACGTCATCCCTGTCGTTCTGATGCTCTTCTGGCGTCTGCTTGGGCTTGGGATACCATGGATACTTGAGCACGCCTGTGGCTGCTTGGAAGCCGCCGCTGTCGCCCAACAGCACAGTGTTGGCACGATCTCGCTGCTGCACCATGCTTTCCTGCACCCAGCTCTCCTGCGGATCCAGTATGGCATGCCCTGCTGAATACAGCGCCACAGGGTAATAGAACAAGCTGTTGGCTGGGTCAAGGAAGTTGAGATCCTTGAGGCCCTGTGGCAGACCCTCAGGCATGGTATCGCGCATGTTATACTCCACCATGCTGACAATCTTGGCATAGATCATGCTGATGCTGGGCAAGAACAGGGCATAGTCCTCCTGAGTGGCTGCCATGTTTCTGCAGTGTGGATCAAATGTCAGATGATCAGTGCGAAAGTCAAATCTCTGGAAATCTGGATTCATATGTGATTATGACCTGTTGTAGTGGGCTTGTCAAGCAGCTGTCAATGCCTGTGTCAGTGTATCTGCAGTGAAGAACTTGGCACCAACCTGATCAGCTTCTGAGATAGCATGGTTGGCCAAGCTGTTGCAGTTCATGAGACTGTGTATGTGAGTGATCAGCTGGTTCTTGTGGACCTGATAGCTGTCCCAGTCCTTGGTCCACTCGCTGGGATAGCATTCGCTCCACATCTCTGTGTAGCTGAGCCTGTTTGGTACCATGGGATAGGTGCCAACCAGTGCTGCTTCATACATAGAAATCCCCAAGGTTTCCTGTAGGTTAGCACTGAACGCGATCTTGCTTTCTGCCAGATGCTGATGATATTCTGCCTTGCTCAGCTGCTGAGCCTGTGCCACAAACCATTCATATTCTGGCATGCTGGCTGCGAGATCATGGAATATCTCCAGCTGCTTCTCTGGTGCCAAGCGATGGGGGAATATGATCTTGTCTCGCTTGGGCACCGATCGATATGGTTCTAACACTGCTGGTAGATATTCCATGGGCCATCCAGTGAGCTTGAGACGATTGATCTCAGAATGTGGACAGCCCACGATGAACTCTTCGGTCTCGTCTTGGCTGAATATGTTTTCCATACCCAGGAGCTCTCTGAGGAACAGATTGCTGTGGAAGCGTGTGGCGAACCAGTTGGTGTCATAGCAATAGAACATGCTGCTTTCGGCATTGCGCACCCAGGGTTTATCACCTATCAAACGCCCGAGGAAATCCTGCGGATCCCATGATCCTGCGTGGAACATGCCGTGTATTTCAATGGGAATGTTGAGCAAACTGCTCATGTATCTGAGCTGTATAACTGTAGGATTCCATGCATCTGTATAAAGAAACTTACTACCAGATTTAACTTTACCCTCTCTAAATAACTGTGCTATGACTGATAGCTGACTACTTTTGAATATGTTAGTAGCCCCAAAATCCAAGAACGCACCAGGTGACGGTGTTGATGGGACATCGTCACCCTCAATGATTATCACATTTGCACCAGCAGCATCCAATAATTTAGGGATATGGTGATACCAACCTTCTGTGTATCGCGTTTCTAATCGTTCAATTGGCACTACATAGATATCAGTCATAAAATCTCTCCGAGTATCACTGATAATAGTATAAATAATCGTATGGATCATAGCAACCTGAAACCACACACTACACCTTATTGTTATCTAATAGGTTGGTCAAAATTAAACCGATACTATTATGGTGTCAGGTTTCGATCTGGCGCTGATCCATCTGAATTATGGCAAAAATATTTCACGTCTTCCAAATTGGTAAAACAATTTAGATTGAAACACGGTGAGCCAGATGTCATCCAGATACGTAAAACCTTTGATTTACAAAAATATAAAACCATAGACAATGCACAGCAAGCTGCAGTTGAGTATGAAACAAGAGTCATACGTAGGATGGATATGGTGTATGACGATAAATGGTTAAATTGTAGTGCTAATGTTCATAACAGAACTGGTAATCGCATTGCTAACCACAAAAAGTATCGCTTGCTTAAATTTGATGGACAATATCACTCTAAGAGCGGTGTTGAGAGCATGCGCCAATTTAATAAAGTGCATACCAAAGAAAACAATCCGATGAATTATCAAAAGATTAGAACTAAACATTTGAATTCTATTGCTAAAAAATTTGGATATGAATCCTATAGTGTTTATCTAAAGACAATTAAAGAGACCTTTGAAAAATATAAAACCATAAAAGTTACCGCTGATAAGACAGGACATGCTCAGTTCACAATTAGACATTTACTGTTTGAGAATTTTGGCAAAGAGTGGGTAGAATCTATAAGAAAACAAGGATTACAAGATGCTAAAGCTCGATCAGCAGCAAGCTTACGGGCCAGACCAAAACGAGACGGTACAGGTAGCAAAAATTATAACGCCCACGTTTGGGAGGCAATATCACCGTTTGGTGAGCCGGTTATACTAAAGGGTAATAGATTAGAATTTTGTAAATCGCAAGGCATAGGCACATCTCTTGATCCTACTAAACCGCATTTACGTGGTTATTGGGAATTCAAAAAGATATGCCTACTTAGAAATTACACAGATTGATCATTCTGCATCCCATTTAAGTATACAGCCGTTTTCTCCGTCTTCAGATACCTCAATCCATATCTCACGACCTGGCCACTTATCTATTATCTTCTCATATAGTTCTTCACTAATCATCTCACAGCTGCGATAGTTTAGCTGTAAAGTTTTTTGATCATATAGCTTCTCAAGCCATCTTTTTGCCTGTAAAAATTCCACGTCACGATCGTTGTGCGTGACTGAGATCCAAACTTGGAAGTGGAAGATATGGCGATGTGGATGGCCCAAGAAGCTGACATCATATTCGTCGCCCGTGGCCAGCGTGGGATCTGTGAGTGCTGCGGGATACTTGTGGATGCCTTCTTTCTGGAACTTCGCCCAGATCATTCTCTTGCGCGGATCAGTCATGTGTTATCTCCTATGCGATACAAGATGATAACACAGGTCCAAGATTATATCAAGTACTACAGATCCAGTGCGGTCCTGACCACCTTAATAACCATGTTCTGGCTGCTGTTTGGTGTGAACATCAGCTCAACCATGCCACTGACAATGTCTGCTGACCAGCTGCCCAGTGAACCATTGGTGTAGATGTCTGCATACTCGGTAAACCACACATCTGTACCATCTTGTATCAGCATCAGTTGACTGGCCTGATAAGACTGTGTCACAGTGTTGGTTATCTGCAGCAGGTAGTGTGCTGTGCGATACACAGTGACGCTCCAGCTGTCAATTACCTGCGGCAAGCTGCTGTTGCTGGTTTGGGCAGCACCGTCTAGGACCCAGGTGTTGCCGCTGACACTGCCATTGCTCTGCAGTACCTGCACCGTGGCCGAGCCTCGGCTGTTGACTTGATCAAAACTGCCTATACTGGCACTGAGTGCAGACACAGCCAGACCCACTGACAAGTTGCCCTGTATGTTGCCGTTGCCTGCCACAGCTAGGCCAGAGCCCACAGCAAGATTGCCACCCATGCTAGCACCGTTGGCCACAGACAGATTGGCAGCAAACTCAGCTGTGTTCTGCACATTGAGGTTGCCGTTGACTCTGAGGTTGTTGCCGACCTGTAGGTTGGTCACAACATTGGCACTGTTGATCACAGCATTGCTGTTGACGCTGAGATTGGCCGTTGACATGCCAATATTGGCCGTGATGCTGTTGGCATAGAGCGATTGTGTGGTGCTGATGTTGCCCACTGTGCCCAGTCCGCCTGGTGCACTCAGCTGACCCAATGTGTCAAAGTTCCACAGATAATTGGTTGTGCCTTGGTCGGGGCTGGCAGTGATGGTCACACCATACAACAGACCATTGAGTTTCAGAGGGAACTGAGTAACATCGACTTGATTGCTGTCGTAACTGCCGCCTATCAAAGCGCCAGCTGGTCTTATCTGGCCGCTCTGCAAAAACTGCGTGACATGACCGTTGTTGGTCACAGTGACCAAACCGCCAGCACCTTGAGAGCTGAGATCCAAATTGAGGTTGCCAATCACATTGGTAGTGACCAAGCTGTTGGCATTGAGCAACTGTCTGCTGTTGTCCCAGAAAAATGCAGCAGTGTTGCCACTGAAGCTATTGGCATTGCCTGCAAACTGCACAGTGCCTGCTGTGCCAAAGCTGGGGGTATTGGCTGCAGCAGTGTTTTGGAATGTGCCATTGGCAAATACTATGCCGCTGACAGTGTCTGTGTTGCTGATGTGAATATTGCCCCAGACATCCAAAGGATAGTGTGCAGCAGCAGTGCCAATGCCCACATTGACATTAGCTATGAGCTGCGCAGCCTGTACATAGGTACCAGCGGTCACACTGGTATTGCTCACAATGGCATTGCTCACCACATTGTTGATGATTAGCTGATTGGCAGTGATATTGCTGTTGACAGTGAGATTTTGCATCACGCCATTGTTGCGTATGATCAGATTGCCACCGCTCACAGTGTTGTTGCTGCTGATCTGGTCGGCAGTGACTGTGCCAGCTGCAGTGATGTTGCTGTTGCTGATCACACTGCTAACTTGTGCAGCGCCTGTAGTGTTCAGTGTGGCAGTGGTGATGTTGAGATTGCTGATCAGTGCATTTACAGTGGCTGTGCCTGCGCTCTGTATAGTGGTATTGGCTACGATGCTGCTGACTTGCGCAGC